GGCTGTCGTACTGATATTCGCCGTTGGGGTAGCAGGGCACCAGCTGAGCCGTTGTCTCGCCGTGCCGCTGGCGGATATAGAGGCTCATCACCTGACCGTCGGCGCGGAAGTAGAACTCTATCTGCGATGGGCAGTAGATGATGTCCTCCAGGAACTCCATCACGGGGTGGTTCTGCTCCAGCCGTTCGCCCCACCTTGCGATGCGCCGGGCTTCGATGATGTCCATTGCCGTCATGCGAGGGTGCTGCTCCAGCAGCGAGGGGTCGATGCTCACCTTCGGCAGCGTGTGGGGCTTGGGGATGGTGAACTGCACGGTGTGCTGCTTCGGTATCAGCACGTCGGGCACCGCTGCGGGCTTCATCACCTCTGCCAGAGCCTCTTGCATTTCCCTGGTCAGCACCATTTCGCCGCTCAGCGGCCTGTCGCCACCGCTCTGAGTGTTCACCCAGCCGCCAGTGGCAAAGGGTATTCGTTTCTTTTTGTTTGGCATGATTCTTTGAGTGAAAAGTGAAGAGGGAAGAGTGAAGAATTGGCTACCGCGTTACAGCAGCCGCAGGAATGAGTAGGCGATGTAGATGCAAGCAGCAGCGAGGACGGCCATCTTCGTATAGAAGAACACCCAAGCCGTGCCGCCTATCCATTCTGGGTAGTCGGTGGGGAAGTCTTCGGCATGATGATTCTTAAACCACCAAATCGTTGCACCCTTCCACACGGCTTGCAGTGCCGACAGCAGCATGTAGAGCAATCCACCGGCACAAGCCACGAAGAAGTTGCTGTAGGTCTTGCCGCCGATGAGCTGAGCCGCAAGCAGGATGACAAGGCACCATGCAATGTCGTTGGCTCGGTCGCCTGCTGTCTTGGTGCGCTCTTGATATTCGTCGAACATCTTCTGCTCAGTCAGCGCGTCGTCGGTCACTTCCACCAGTCTGTGGTTGGTCACCTCGTCGTCGGTGAAGAACTGTTTGCAAATGAGGTCGCTGTCCTCGTGGCATACTTCACGGAGTGCGCAGCGGTCGCACTCGTTCTCTTCTGTGTCCGATACAAGGGCATACTTCTTGCCCTGATACTCAATGATTCTTTTGCTCATAGTTCCTTAGTTCCAATGTAAGTATTCGAGTACAGGTTTGCTTAGAATGTCGCCGCATTGCTTCATCATCAAGTCACGAAAACCTTCTGGTCGGTACTGAGGATGTCGCTTGCAGAATAGTTTCCAACCGCCTTCAATCTTCCGAATCTCATTCAGAAAGTCTTGCGGTCTCACTTGGTCTGGTTTCGGTATGCGCTTTAGACATGCCTGAAACAACATAAACGATTTTTCTTCGCAGATGGTCTCATCTTGGCAGATGTACTCTAATTCGTCATCTAAAAACATAATTCCTTGATAATTTATGAGAAATTCGTGTAATTCGTTTAATTCGTAGTCGTTACTTGATTCTCTCTATTTCCTCCGCTGCCGCCTTGGAGATACCCATCATGGGGAAGTGGAAGGCGACGTAGTTCTCAATCTGTGCACCGCGTGACGCTCGCCAGCCCGGCAGCATCGCGATGCCGTCCGCACGGGTCATCAGCAGCAGAAGGTCGTAGCATAAAACAGCAGCATAAGCCAGCCGCTTGCCCAGCACCCACTCCATCGCCCTGTAAATCCACGGCCAGCGACAGGCCCACACCCTACACGGGTTGATACATCCGTACCCGTGCCGCCGCAGAATCCTCTCCGCCTCCCCGAACCGCCGCACATAGTCATCCCGCTCCACCCCGGACATTCCGCCCGACAAATAAATTCTACGCTTACTCATGTGGCTCAAAGTTTTTAGGGTCTTTCCAGAACTCGTGCGGGTCGTAGCCCGTCATGTCGATGACCAGCTGCCGGAGCCGCTGACCGTACTCCACAGCTCGCTTCTCGTCGATGCGTCCCGCCTTGATGCCGATGTTCGATGCCACATGCTGATAGATGAGCACGGCGTTCATCAGGTCACGCGGGAAATACGTCAAGTCGTAGGCCCACTGGTCAGCATCCGCCGTCAGCATGATGTCCGCCCACTGGTTGATGCCCTCGCGGATGTGCTTGTTCACCTCCGCAATCTGCGCCTTCCTTTCGTCATTTTCTTTGTTTTCTGCCATAATTTTCAATTCTCAATTATCAATTTTCAATTATTCACTGTCTCGCACCCTCATACCTTTCGTACAGGTCGAGTGCCATGATGATACACTGAATCGGGTCTATCTTGCACGATGCCGACTGGTTGGCCTTCACGGGGCGTTTGTTCTCGCGGTTGTCTATCTCCAGCATGGCATTGTTGAAGCAGAACGGCCACAGGGGACTGCTGGAGTAGCTGATGAACGGCACGGGGGCAAACATGATGTTGTAGAGGTCTTCCGTCGGGCCGTTGAACTCCGAGTTGAGCTGACTGACTACCTGAACGTATGGCTCGGGGTTCTGTATGCCGAGCGTTGCCTGGAGGTAGGACTTCAGCACGTTGATGGGCACCTTCGACTTGTACTTATCGTAGCCGAAGAACATGAACTGCACACCCTTCTTGATGAGTTCGTCGAGACGGCTGACGAACAGCTCCGGCTGGAATGTCTTGCCGGGCGATACGTGCATCCAACCACCCTTCACCCATTGTTCATAAAGCGGGTGCAGTGGTGAGTCGTTGTATTCCTCTTCGCTGATCCACACGTCGCAGTCGGCAAAGAACTCCGTGCCGCGTCCGCTGGGGTGCCGTCGTGCCGCCAACCATCCGGGGCCGTTCCAGTCGCCTCCGAGCGAGAAGTCCAGTCCTGTGAACACCACCCATCCTTGGTCTTTCGTGCAATCGTCTATGCGGCGGTCGGTCTGAAGGTGGCGCATCTCGTCGCCCGTTATCCACTTGGTGACACGGCCGGACTGCCACATGTTAAAATCTTTGGTCAGCACCTCCTGCTTGGTGTCCTCGCTCTGGCTGGCTTCGTGGAGTCGCTTGCGGTAGTAGTCGGGCTGTACGGTGGTGCCGATGGAGCGATTCACCTTGCGGAACAGTTCGGGGTCGTCGAGCCGCGTGAGGTCGTCGGTCACTTCCCACGGGTCGAGCCTGAGCAGGAAGGCAAACCATGAGTCGTCTGGGGTGCGGTGTGATTCTCCCAGCGGGTAGTCGAGTTCCTGAAGCAGCAGAGCCTCGATGGTTTCGAGTTTGGTCTTGTATGGGCCGTCTTTCACCTTGCCTGCCGTGGTGGTGTGCATGAGCAACTTTTCACGACGCGGACCAGTAGAGCCCCAGCACGTCTCAACGGCAGATTGCATGTCGCAGTGGCCGTTCACGTAGCCGGGCTGTCCGTGCTCGTCGGCATGTACCACTGAGGCGTAGAGTCCATCCTTCGAGACCTTGCCCGCCGCCATCGTCTTGATTTCGCCCTTCATGCGGTGGCCTGGTTGCCAGTTCAGCCCGTTGCGGGTCATACGGAAATACTTGCCGCCCATGCGGTTGACGCACGTCGGGTCAACTTGCATCGCAAACTCACGGATGGCTTTGTAGGCTATCTTCGACTGCTCACTTGACGGGGCACAGATGAGTGCCTGACCGTTGGCAGGGCCGAGGAAGCAAACCTCGGTGAAATCGATGGCACCGCCAAACTCTGTCTTGCCGCTCTTGCGCGTCTGGAAGAGGTGGCACTCGTCGGTGAGCCGTCGCGTGTCCCACACCTCGCCGTCCTTCACCCACTCCGTAGGCAGCAGCTGTTCGCCATCCACGTAGCGGCGTTCCATGTCAACATCCACCTTGAAGGCGTAGATGCCGAACAGACACCACACCTGATAGGGCATGAGGCGCACGTGCTGGTTGCCGCGTGGCGTGTCGAACTTCAGCCCGCCCTTCACGTGTCGCCCGTTCTTCCACTGTCCCTCGATGGCCTTCGTGTGGCGTTGCACCCTTTCGGGGTCGAGGTCGTAGGAGTCAATCAGTCGAAACTCCTTTCGGATGCCTAAGAGTTCGTAGAGGTTGGCATGACTGCCGTCGTTGCTGATAGCGTCCTCGATGTAGATAAGCAGTCGCGGGTCGAAGCTGTTCAGACGGTTCACATAGTCGGGCAGATGCGTCCGCAGATCGTCGAGACATTGCGCCTTGGCTTGCCGCAGTTCTTCAAAGTCGTTGGTCATACTATTCCGTCAATAAATTCGTTGAGTTTGTCGGTCGCATTGTTGCCAGCAGGGTCTTCGGGCTTGGCTGCTGCCTTTGCCGCCGTCATGCCCAGCATCTGTGCGTACTTCTGGCAGATGGCCTCCTGCTGGTAGAGCAGATTGCAAAGCGGGTGC